CCGCATATAATCCACCCTTACCGCATGATCTGTCGAATAATCGAATGTCACTTCCTTAGCCCAATAAATACGTGGATCATTGTGAGGATTGATTTTCTTTTCGATCATCGCCGATAGTTTTGCCGTAATCTCAGGTCTTGTCATTTTGAATCTCCTCCGGCTTCTTCACGGGCGAGGAATACTGTTTTTCCAATCGTTGACAATAAGATTGAAAAGCTTTTCTCACACTCTATGTAATTGCTTTCTGGCCCGGTCTCATCATCAATCCATTCATATAACCACTTCGCCTTAACCGCAATCTTTACCCAGTTTCTTTTCGCAAATCGAAATGAAACAACTCGACCTTGAAAATATGAAGGAATCTTATTATCTATGTCTTCATAGCATTCCATATCCTCTATTGGAAGTATTGCGCTATCTACATAAACAGTATCTCCGACCTTACATGGCAATTTCACAAGTGACCCCTGTTCTTCTAAGTCTTCATATTCAGCGAGTGCATTCATTACATCATATTCTCTTTCTCCCTCGAAACAAACATCTGGGAAATCACTTCCGTCATGTATTGCAATAGCTTTTTCGCCATCACTAGTAAATCTTTCAGTCCATCTATCCATTTACTTCACCTCTTTCAGTTTCTCGACTGCCAGCTTCAATGACTCTACAAATTCATCATTCAACGCTGTACGATCTGGATTCTCGATAAATTTTTCAATATCTTCAATTGCTTTCTCTTCGGGTGTACAAAATGTGAATTTTCCTGATTTCGCAATTTCAAGAAGTTCATCAATGCTATTTCCCCAATTATATGTATCGCACAAGCTCTTGTTGCACTTGGCTGACCACAATGTGCATTTTAAGCAGCTACGTCCTTTGCAATTGCGCGTATCTGCAATCCACTCAGCAAACTCTCTTGCCGTCATTTCTTTTGTCCCGAGGAGTTCTGAAGCTTCGTAGAAAGCATCACACTCTACTCCGATACGTGCGCTGTGCACCACATCTTTGTTATTACAAAATTTTAAAATATCTGGAAAATGTTGTCCTGGCAATGGTTTACAATTGCCTTTCGAATACCAATGGAATCCCTGTTTCTCAGCTTCTTTGAGAAGCATTTCATTTTCTTCTTCTGTCTTAACCAAGATACATGTATTTCTTAAATCAACCATCTGCGTTTCCTCCTTTAATTTTGCTAATACAAGTGTTCCAACCTCGAATCCATGCAAGACTAAGTTTACTTCTCCAATATTCCTCTTCTTTCTCCTCCGGCAATGGCTTCAATGGACACCATCCGGGGATTGCATCATTGTTTGGAACTCTTCTGTCACCCATCGCTCTGCACCAAAATCTGCTTATAAATTTACATTTTCCGCAATTCTCTGGTGTATCAATCACTAATACTGATTTACTCATTCAGCTCCACCACCTTTTACGATTTTGATTGCAAATTCAAACGCATCAGTTTCACCCTTGAAATACTCTGATATATTTTTTTCCTGTAATGCAGCAGTTCTTGTCTTTCTTGTTTCCAACTGCTGAACAACCTTATCCGCATCAAATGCCGTTGCCTGTTTATTAATGCAATCAATAAACTCTTTCTGGTCAGAACTAATACTTGTGCCAATTTCCTAAATTTTGATGTATTTAATTAATTCGTCCGCATCTATTAAGCGCATTTCTATAAACCCTCCTCATCAAAATCCAGATTAACCCTAATCAAATCTGTGTTTATCGCAGATAGAGATTTTACTTTCAAATCATAAAATGGTTTCAGCAGCTTCGAACCGGCATTGAATGTATCGTAACCCTTCTGGTTTCTTCCTGGGTGACATATCTGGATTTTTATGCCGCTTTCGGGATTGCTGCCCATTGCTGCCAATAAATCAATTAGTCTCATAATTTTCACACTCCTCCGCATATTCATAACTGTCCATATCATCACATTTGCAATCGCATTCTTCCTGTTTCGTACAGCAGATACAGCAATACGGTTCGCTCTCCGGACACTCTAATTTACAATATCCCATTAATCCAGTCGCCCTCCTTTTCAAAATAAATGTATCTGCTGTTTTTCTTGACCGGCTCTGATGTATCAATACAATACTTTATCTCGAGTAAAGCCTGCCAAGATTTAAGCTCTCTTAGCGTGACCTTGAATCTGGTGTAAGTCTTTCCGTCCTTTTTGAAAATTGACATTTCCATGCTTCATCCTCACTTTCCCCATGTAAGCAACTGACACGCTATTGTGCAGTCCTCCATGATTTCCTATCCAAATGCTACCTGTCCGTTATTCTGCATGTCTTTTTATTTCTCCTGAAAAGCTTAATTCAATTCCCAGTTCTTCCTTGATAGCCTGCACATAATCAATCCATTCAGCCAAGCCCTGGTCGATATAGTCCGAAGCTTTGTCCATGCCTGCCATGAACTTCTGGCATCTTTTCTGACCGAATCCAAATTCATCATGCAGGACAGCTATCGCCATGATCACACAGCATTCAGATACAAGCTGCTTGATCTTCTCAGATGCTTTGTCCAGATCCTTTCTTGCCAGGGAAGTATGTATTCCTGTTACTCCCCTGAATCTGCATTCCTTTTCGAGGGCTTCAAGACCGCCCTCTCTGGTGATTCGTCTGGCGAGGTCAAGACCATCTTCCCTGCCGCGTTCATATTCACGCATTTTGTTCATTTCTTCACCTTTCCGAACCCGTATCCTGTCGGAGCATAGGCTCTATCAGTGCTGGGGTGTGCTGTTTTAAGCAACCCATCATCAATAAGCTGGTTTAAATGTCTCCAGATGGTAGCTCTGCTTGCGTCTACCTTCTCGCAAATCTCGCTGACCGATGGCGCATATCCAACAAGTTTAAAGTAGCTTACTACATACATGTAGATTTCTTTTCTAAGTGCCTGTCCCTGCTCGTATTTATTCTTAGTGTTGTACATTCTTTCTCACTTCCCTCTGTTTGGAATCTAATAACTTATTAAAAGCAACTAGACAATTCTTAATAAACTGTTTATCATTATCATCAGGACACATTTCCGCATACTCTCCAAGTTCTATCAGACGATCAGTAGCCTGCTTAGAATATTCGTCTGTAAGTTCGGCTGAATAGAAATCTTTTATAGCTTTCCAAAATTCAGTCATAAATTTTTGAATATACGGAATATCCTTTGCTTCTACTTTTATTTTTATCATCTCCTTTGAGTATTGTATACAATATACTGTATACGCTCTATTTAATTTTATTTTATAAATATAATATATTTATATTATTTTAATATAAGTAACCTTTGTTAACCGTAAAGTAACCGTACTAAATTACGTAAACCATTGATTTTACTGGTAGGTAACCGGGTAACCGAGTAACCCTGACTTACTCATATAGGGAAACTTTTATACTCAATATGCACATATAAATACTCGTATATATATATGCAGAATCAAAGGTTACCTAGGTTACCCGGTTACCTTTTGGACGAATTGTTTGTTAATCAAACACAATATCGTCCGTAATCTCAAAATTATCATTACAATTAACAAATCCTTTTGGAATTTCATCCACAATTTTCAAAAACACACATTTGGTAACAATTCCGTCAAGTTTTTTTGCTTTGGTCGGATAACCCCTGCTGTCGGTTTCCACAAGTCCCTTCTTGACAGCCCATGACAAGAATGCCTTTCTGGAAAATTTTCCGATTTTGCATAAATCATCAAACGCTGCGCTATAGATTATTGCAGTTGACGTTTTTTCTACCGGATCATTGTCGATAATTCCCCATCTTTCCGTTTTTACATCCGGGTTATCATCGAATTTAATTCCATTCATGGCAATCTTATCAAGCACGAACCAGTAAGCGCGTTCGTTTTCAGATACCATTTCTTTCTCTGTCAGAAGATTCTTAGCCGTCTCAATGTCAATGTACTGGCCATCATGGAACAGCTGATCTGTTGCGATTTTATCTGCTGTCAAGATAATGCTCATTGATATACTCTGCTTCTGCATTTTATCATCATCCTGTATAAGGCTCTGAAAATGCTTCTGCATGGCTTTTATATCGTCAATGGACATTTCCTTAACTACATTTACAAAATCGATTCCTGCGTACCCGTAGTTCTTTTTAAGTGTATCTGCAGTAAGCTGCGGATCATCGAATATCTTTTCAGAGCACTCAACCTCAATAATTCGGTTAATTGCTCCACCTTGGCTGACATATCCTGCAAGCGGTCGTTCACCATTGGTCAGAATGCAGTTCTGCCAGCGATTCTCTCGGTTGACACCCAACTCCTTGTTAGAACGACTCTTTCCTTTGCCGGAACACAGGTCGTATACTATACCCTCGAAGTTATCCCTGATCTTGGCAGATACCTTGGAAGTATCATCCAGAATTAGCGGAAGATTGTTAAGCATATCAGACTTTGCTTCCAGAGCCACATCTGTTGTCTTGAAGTCTCCTATGTATCGTGATTCACCCGGATTTGCCCAGACGGAAGCCCCCAACATAAGCGTCACAGTCTTACCACCCTCAGTTTCTCCCCAGAGGTCTACAAAAAATGGAAGGGCACCGACCAGTTTGATCAGAATACTGGCGAAACTTGCAGCTAACATAATTTTCGGCTCTATTCTTCCAGTGGCACGAACCTTCTTCACGTGTTCATACCATTCTGTTCTGCTGCCACCTACGCTGATACTTTCGTATAACTGTCGAAATCTCATATCACCATCAAATACGATATCCTTGTCATAGGGTAAGAAATAATCTCGAATCCACCCGATTTTACTGGAAGAATATTGGATGTTGATATAATCATCATTGGCATTTTCTACGTCTGACAGATACCGGACAAGGAACTTCGCATTCTCAGAAGTCACTGAAATACCAAGCGCGGATAAACCAACAATTTTACTGGCTGATGCAACCATGGTTTTTGGAACAATAACCTCTGACCATTTATTATTCCTCTTATAGATTAACTTTATCTGTTCTTCCCCGGTCTCCAGATTCTTCATTCGTTCGATTGGAAGAATAGGGTGATAACAAGCTATAATATCCGGTGATCCTGGATTCGTATTTGATATTCTGATTCCGTCATCATCCGCTACCCAGTTAAGACACTTCATTCTGTCGTATTCGCAATCAGAGAAGTTCGTCCACTGATCCAGCATAGACAACGTCCTATTGCTTTTCTCTTGCTCAATTATCTGTTTCTGAACCTTGGTGTAGGCTTTTAGTAAATCTTCAAATTTCTTCTTAACTCCAAGTGCTTTTGCCCTGTCCAGAAGCGTCAATGTCAAACGTGCCTTGTAAATCTCATCTTCTTGTTTGAATATCTCATTAAACACTTCTTCTTCCAGAATTGATTCCGATGTGAGTTTATTAATCTGTTCCATTTTCTTTAATCACCTTCTTCCAATCCTGTTATGAATCCATGCTTATATAATGCAAGCTGTAATTTGTTCCATGCTTCACACCAGCCATCTGATAATGGCCTTGCTCTGCCAAGAATAGACCTGTAAAAATCAATATTGGACAAACATTCCTGCAATTCTTCATTCTTCTTCCGTTCTGCTTTCTCTCTCATTTCTTTTTGCTTCTGAGCGTGATATATTGCCATTCTGGACGAAAAATCAGGTTTATGGTATGTTCCGCCAAGAATCTGAAAGGCTGTCTTAAAATCGCAATTATCCATATTCTGAACGAAAGTAAAAATATCTCCTGTCGCGCCACATCCGAAGCAATAGTAGCTGTCTTTGTAAATTTTCATTGAAGCAGTACGGTCACCGGAATGGAATGGGCAGCTGATAAAGCCAGCTCTGTTCGGAATCATTCCGTATCTGGCAAGAACATCTCTCATACTGTTCTGCTGTTTAATTGTTTCTTTGTCCATCCGACAGAATCTCCATTATTCGTTTTCCAGTATTTTTCTTGTCACAAAATAGGAACTCAACGCCATATTTTCTCTGCATTGTGCATAGAATTTTGTACAGCGTATCGCCGTGTATAACTTTCTGTTCTTGCTCAATCCAGATACCATTTTTCTTAACCCGCTTCTTCGCCCTGGGATTCTCCCACCAGAGAACATCGTCCAGCTTTTCGATTCCTTTCCCGTGTTCGCATAAGAAGACAAGTTTTATTCCTGCTTCATTTGCCCGGATAATTTCAGATCGGAATCTTTCATGCTGTTGGCATACATTCCCACATAATTCAGAAAGATTTTGCTTTCGGTCAACAACCAGTCGAGGGTTGTCATAATTCATGTAATCCCCGACGTAGAGCTTTGACACGAACCATTTTTCTCCTGCTGCATCAAATGCTTTCTTAATGCCATCAATAACTTTCTGATGTTCTCTGCTATCAATTTGTATCAATTAAATGGCATCCCCTCATCAATTCCATCAGGAATGCTCATAAAGCCGTCCGGGTCGGCTTCTGGATTCGGTGTAGGTGAGGCTGTCTGTGCCTGTGAAGAACCTTTACTTTCGCCGAATTCGATTTCCTCGACAACAATATCTGTTGTATATACCTTCACGCCGTCTTTATTCGTATAGGATCCTGTCTGGATTCTTCCAGATAAATCTGCTTTCATACCTTTTCTGAAATATTTTTCGATAAATTCAGCAGACCTTCCAAATGCAACACAATTAAGAAAGCCCGCTTTCTGATCAGAACCCTCTTTTACAAATCTTCTATTGACTGCAACGGAAAATCTTGCGATTGATGTTCCATCATTTGTATATCTGACTTCTGGATCTCTTGTAAATCGTCCTGTAAGAATAACTTTGTTCATTTTTTTATTCCTTTCCACTATGCTGTTTATCGTACTCAATCAACATTTTGAGACATTTTTGCCCTTTTTCTTTCGTGAGTCCTTTCACATCGTCTACCTTGAAACGAGTTTTAATCTGTTCAAACAAGTTAGAACTCGAATATTTGTCAATGATGTTCTGGATGCTCATTACATTTTCTGAAGTAATCATCTCAACAGGTTCTTTTAATTCTGACTTTTTAGCTGCTGTTTTTCCGCTGTTACCTGTATTAGTAGAATCACTGTCTTTGTTATCATCAATGCAGAACAAACCATTCAGTGCATACTTTCTTGCATAAGATGACGCTGCGCCTGTAACCTGGGAAGAATCCATGCCTTTTTTTGACTCTTCTTCTCTTGCATAAGCAACAGTTGTAATCTCGCCAGTATCTTCGCAGTCGTTCAAATGAGCTTCTGCTCTGACATATATTCTATCCCCGACAACTTCCATACAATCTGTGACGCTTAACACAGTCTTTGTTTCTGTCAGAAGCGGTTTTACAGCCTCCAGAATATCCTCGCAGCTTCTGTATTTGTATTTCCCGAAGGAATTGTACTGTCCTTTAGGGGCTTTCAGCTTTGACTGAATAATACCTAACTTCTCATATATATTCACTTCTATTCCTCCTTGTCATAAACCACATGTTTGCTTCCTTCAATAATCAGCAAACTTGCGATATCTTTCATTGATAAGGTTGATTCGTTATAGATTTCAACCAGTGCATTGTAAGCACCTGTTGATACTTTCACAACCGGGTTATCCTTATCGGTTGCCGGTTGCTTCTTCCTTGCCGGAATACGGATTTCAAATTCGCTCATTAGCGTCCTCCTCTTCTGATAAAGCGAATAACGCATCTAAGCGTTCGCCCATATTCATTTCTGAACCAAAATAAACTAAATCATTGTATTTCTCTTCATTTTCCAATGTTATCTTCATGCCAATTATTTCTATTATTGTTTTGCTGATTTTGGGGCTGATATCACATATTACTGGCACTTCCTCAAAATCTTCATCTTCTCTACAATTTTCAGGACAAATTGAAAGCTCGATTTTTATTCCATTGTAAACATTACTAACTGTAAAATTCTTTCTTGAAGAAAATTCATTATAGGCTTTCATAGCTGAATCTTCTGCTTCTAAAAGCATTCTGACAATCTTTCTCTTATCCATTGATACTTTCCTCCTTATACGATTTCTGAGTCGTTAAAAGCCCATTTAGAGCCTGTACATAGTTCGCCAATGTTCTTGCCTTGTATGATTCTTCAATGGGATTATCCGGGACTGTGGCAAGTTGTATGTCGATTAATCTCAACACTTCCTGAATGCGTTCATCCATACTTACACCGCCTTAAAAAAGCAATAAAGGTTATCTGATGCATCTCCGAACTTCTCTCCGTCGATATCTTCGGCTTTGTGGTATTCGATATGGTCCAGTGACATATCGCAGTTTTCATAATCCAATATGTGATCCCCTCTGGACTGAAGCTCTCTGAGCAATTCGTTAATACATCCTGCTATCTCCAGACTGGGAAGAAGCTTCATAATTGCTATCTGTTTACTCATTTGGACACTTCCCATCTATCAGAAGTTCCAGTAAGAAAGCTTTGATTTTGTTGAGCTTTTCACGACTTTCTTTCTCGTAAAATGGATTAAAAGATACGTCTTGGTACAAATCCCACTTGAATTTGCCGTAAGGAAGGCCAGCGTCTTCTTTTCTCTTGAGTCCACATGCTTTCAATCCATAAATTGAATAATTGAATGAGACACTTGCTGTCGGAACTTCATTCGCAACTCTTTTACAAAGTTCATAAATTTCATCAATCTCTTTCTCGAACATCTTCTTATCCTCCTTATTTCCTACCGCCAGTCTGCTTTCATCTGGCGCACTGCCCATGCTGCCGAGATGCCAAAAAAGATGTTCAGCCAAATAGGTATGTCCACATATTTCCCGGCAAGCATACAAACAGCAATTAGCATATACTCTTTCATTTCATTTCTCCCATAATCCATGCAAGGTTGCTGGCTACCAGTGCGGCAGTTGTGACCAACCATGCAATAAACCATTTTCTTACTTTTTTTCTACTTTCTTCGACAATTTCTGTCGCAAGAATGAACTCAAGTTCGTCCCATGTCGGAACATTTTCACATTTATTTGTGCTATTTCTGCTCATATCGTGCTAATTTCTCCTTTTTTGGTATTTACAATTAGCAGATACGAAGTTATAATTAACCTGTACCTACTAAAGCGCGATTTTAGTGGGTGCAACGCTCCGGGGCGGAGGTATCAGCTCCCTCCGGGGCACTATCACTTCAATGCTTCTTTCCCTCTCCAGACATATCCTGTTTCTTCCCAGAGCTTTCTTGGAGAGATAACAAATTCTATTCTGCCAGAACCTTTTCTGTCGTGAATCACTTTGTTCCCACGATACGCCGTGCCGATAGGAAACCATCCATAGATGATTCCTGCTCTGACAGATGGTGTAGGAATGCCTGTCATCTTGCTCACGTCTGATACTGTCAGGCGCTCGTTTGAGAACTCTGGCATCTGTGGGATACCAGATATGATTCTCGCAACCTCTGCGGCGAACTGATGAACTTCTGCGCTTTCTTTGATGTAAGTATCAACTTCGCTCATTTCATGCTCCTTTCTTGTTTTCTTCTTTTTTCTGGTCAGAATTACTGCAATCAATAACTCCGTCCATATATCCCAGAATACAATGTTTTTATCTTCTGGAAGCTTACGGTGCTCTGCGAGACTCAACTAAAGGAACTTCTGCTTTATATGCTCCCTGTTCTCTTAATTTTCCTTTGTTGGAATAGCTTGCAAAGTGTACGGTCGTGTCCACTTCCATATCAATACGGAAATCATCCGGTGTGCAGGAAATCATAAAACCTGTACATTCATGTCCGAAATCCTCTCCGTTGATGCGGAAGATTTTTTTCTCTGTGTCAACTTCGATGGTTTTAAGCTCATGTGGAATGAAAATTTTACTCATAATTTGCTCCTTTCTATTGTTTTTTTTCTTTTCTCCTACCTATAATGTACTTACAGGCACCTCCATGCCGAGTACGGAGAAAGGAGAATTATATGGTTGAAACAATCACTCGACTGTATCACTGCCACAAGATTCACAAGCATGTGAACGTTTGTGAAGAGTATGAGGTTTCTGGTAACAGTCGCCGCCTACTGCGGTGCTCATGTCCATATCATCAATACACGGAAATGAAGCCGCGCTGTGATGGGTATAATGACCATGGTTTTCAATGTGGTTATGCAAAAAATCAATAACCAGGCTCACTAACTCATCCGGTCGCTCACTTGGCGATAAGTAACAGTAAAGCCGTAGGTCACATTTGCAACAGTCTCCACCAGATTCTTCGCAGTGCCGACTGACGGCTTTGTTAAATTGTAATGCGTCCATTGTTTTCACCTCCCTACCTTGACTTTTTATATTTGTTCTCCTATCCTGTAAGTACAGGCACTGGCATGCTGAGTATTGAGGAAAGGAGGACGCTACTATGTTTGACAATTTTGGATTAAGCCACTGTGAACTTGCTAAGATTCGTACTGTGAATCCTGAATTGGCTGCACATAATATTGCTTCAGCTTATATCAAAGCGACTGCACAGGTTACCAAATTGCACAGTGAAGATGAAGTTGATTCTTCTGATGTACTGTCACTGTCCAACCAGTATGTACAAGCCTATAACTATGCTTATAATTTTGTCGTTCATGAAAATAAGATTATAAACGAGGCTGAATAGTATTTATTAAGGTGTCTGGACTCCGCTTATACATTTCTTCCATAACAGAGTCCAGATGCTTACGGGCAACTTGGCTTTCTGCGATTGTCAATTCTCCCATTGCCATTACGCAATTTTCTACTGCCTTGAGAATCTTTTCTTTATCATATCCAAGCATCTCTAAAGCATAGTCTGTAAGTCCTGCAACTGTTTTTTCTTTCATGTATTCTCACCTCCTTACGTTTCAATCAATCAGCTCCCTTCCGTTCTGGCAACCTTGGTTCAAGAAACTTATCGGTTCCAACAGATAATGCTCCACAAATTAATTCGTATTCATCGAAATCTAATTTGCGATTTCCATTGAGAGAAAGATTGAGCTTCTGAACAGGAATACCAGTTTTGTTGGCAACGAATGTCTGTGTTATGCCGTTATTCTCAAGGTATGACTTGATTTTTTTACCAACACACATTTTCAATTCTCCTTTCTATTTAAGTTTCGTTCCTATCGAACAATTATAGTATAACTTCGAAATGTTCGAATGTCAAGAATAAATTTCGAGAAAATCGAAATTATTTTATTGACAGTTCGAAATTTCTATATTATTATTAATCATGAAAGGAGGAAATCGATAATGACATTTGGCGAGAAAATCAAGCAAGCCAGAACAGCAAAGAAATTAACTCAGAAACAACTCGCAGAAAAAATCAATGTAAAACACAATTCAATTAGTGACTGGGAAAAAGATAAGTGCAAACCAGATATGGACACTATCGAACTTCTATGCGGCGCTCTGGAAGTAACACCGACATATCTCGTGGGTTCTAAAAGCGATGACGATTATGCAACCATAATTGGAAACCTTATGTCAGAACCTGACGTCTTAGACTTTATCGAGGAATATAAAGCACTCGATAAAGAAGATAAGAAAGCAATAAAACAAATAGTTTCATCATTAAACAAAAAGAGCAAGGGTTAATCCCCTTGCTTCTTTGATTTTAGATATTTGATAAGAATCGTATAGACAAATTTTAACTTGCCCTCATTATCACATTTTTCAACCATCTCAATAATTTCCTTCTTATAATCCATAAATAACCCTCCCTGTCGCAACTACCGCCTACACTACAGTATATGTCCGGCTGTGGGAAATAGAACCGAACATTAGTTCGCTTTTACTATTATACCACCTATTCCGACTCTTGGCAACTGCCAATGATATACATGAACTCTCACTATTTTATAGAAAAAAAACATTTCTTTTCCATCTAAATCACTCTATTTCATTCTAAATCTTTACAATATGCTCTCAAAATGATAAAATAAAAATACCACGAATAACCGTACTTTACATAATATTGCAAAATCAGCGGTACAAAATACATAATCCGCATGAAAAGTGCGAAGCGTGTCGAAAATCATATGATAGGAGGGATTTTATGAAGAAGAAACGATTTTCAAAAGTAATTTCACTTTTGCTCATGCTATGCTTGCTATTATGCAGCATACCGGCGATGGCAAGTGAGTTCGGGGACGGAACCAATACCGGAGGAAGTCCGAACATAGTACCTACATACTATTCATACCGAACCCCGATCACTTTGAAAAAAGGCAAAACAGTAACTGCATACATTTTAAAATCAGAAAAGGCTAAATTCAAAGGGCCGGGAAAAGGATACAAATGGACAAGTTCTAACAAGAAATGTATTTCCGTCTCATCTTCAGGCGTTGTAACTGCAAAGAAAAAAGGAACTGCTGTAATCACTGCCAAAAAAGGAAGAACTGTTTATAAATGCAAACTCACATCAGAAGTTCCGAAGTGGAAACAATTCATTTCTGTTATTGACTTAGGCAAATCATATCAGTTCAAGATCAGCGGCACAAAGCAAAAAGTCAAATGGACTTCTTCCAATCCATCCATTGTATCAATAACATCTGGCGGAAAGATTTATGGTAAATCAGTCGGTTGCGCAACCATAACAGGAAAAGTATCAACAATGGAATTCGTAACCACTGTAAATGTCATAAAACCTTATGTGCAGCCTACACCAGCTCCGAGACCATCAGTTCAAACATACAACATGGGACAGACTTGGACAGTTCCGGGACAATGGAAATTCACAATCAATTCAGTTACTGAAATGAGTGAAAGAAACCCTTATTCAAGCACCAATCCGGCAGCTGTATATTTAGTAGATTACACCTATGAAAACATTGGGTACTATTCTTCAGATTTTGACGGTCTATATATGTCTTTGGGATTATACAAATATATTGATTCTCAGGGATACACCGGATACACTTATCCAAATTCGCCAACTTATTACCCTGAAGAGATTCCAGTAGGTGCTAAATGTCACGCGCAGGAATGTATTGGTGTAAACCACAAAGGAAATTTCAAAATCTATATTGACCAATATTCAGACAATGGATATTCAGACTCAGACAAATATTCAGCCATATTCAATGTAACCGTTAATTAAATATAAAAACCACCCCGGCATTGGCGTACCGAGGCGGCGTTTATACATCTCCGAAGAAATGTAATATTCTGGCAAAACATATTGTATCATCTTCGGAGCAGTCGAACAAGACAGAAAATTTGTTCGGCTGTTATTTTTATACCTAAATACAGCTACAGAAAGAGGGAATAAAAATGGCGAAGAAAAGAAAGAAATACCCGAAACTCCCTAACAGTTTCGGAACAATACGGCACCTGGGCGGCAACCGCAGGAATCCATTTGCGGTCCATCCTCCGGCAGTACTGGATAAAAAGACTGGAAAGCCCGTCCGACCGCCTGCAATCTGCTATGTAGACGACTGGATTAAAGGATTTACTGTACTGACCGCATACAAGGCAGGAACATATCAGCCAGGGATGGAACGAGACCTTGAGATATCACCTACAACGGACATAGATACCCTCGTTACTCGTTTAATTGCTGACTACAATACAATCAAGGGTGTCGAGGATAAACACCCGGAAATCAAGAAATTGACGTTTTCAGAGGTATATAAGAAGTTTTACGCATGGAAATTTCCAGAGGGTTCAAAACTTTCTTATAGTTCAAAAATAGCTTACCAGACCGCTTACTCGAACTGCACAGCTTTGTATAACCGTATCTTTGAGGATTTAAAAGCGCCTGATCTGCAAAAGGTAATTGATGACTGCCCGTTAAAGCGTCAGAGTCTTATGGCAATTCTTACACTGTTCAAGCAGATGTATAAATATGCCGTTTACTCAGAAATTGTAACGGAAAACAAGGCGTTATATGTCCATGTCAATGCTGATAATGACACCGAACATGGAACGCCCTTTTCTGATCAGGAAATGCAAGTGCTGTGGAATAATGCCAACGATCCAGAAGTGCAGCTCATTCTTATTATGTGTTACTCCGGCTGGAGAATCGGTGAAGTGTTAAAACTTACAACCAACTTAGAAGAAGGATACTTTCAAGGCGGCATCAAAACAAAAGCCGGTAAAAACAGAATTGTCCCGATACATCCCGCTATATACCATTTTGTCGAACAGAAAGTACTGACACAAGATGGAAAACTATGCGTATATACTCAGCAGCATCACAGAAAAGCGTTGTTCTATCCTACACTGGAACGCTTAGGAATAGTCGGTGATCCGAAGCACACGCCGCACGATTGTCGACACACCTTTTCTGCGCTGTGCGAAAAATACGGCGTCCGGGAGAACGACCGAAAACGGATGCTCGGCCATTCATTCGGCGGTGATGTTACAAACGCCGTTTACGGTCACCGGACATTGGAAGAACTCCGTATAGAGATTGAGAAAATAAAAGTCCCATTTGTGACTAACTGTGACTAACGGAATCTTATTTTATCAATTTTATTCATCGCAATTCAGAACATAAAAACGCGTGAAACCCTTGTAAAATCAACATTCTCAGCGATTTTACAAGGAATTCACTCATTTCATTTTCATTATTCTAATTGTATTCAATCAGGATATTAATTAGAACTATGCAAATGTCAGAAAGTCCTTTAAATACAGTACTTTAGAGGATATTCAATTAGGAAATGATTTTTTTATTTGTGACTAACGTGTGTCCAACGAACTAATAGGATTTACAAAACGAAATGATACAATATGTTATAAGAAGCATGATTCCCGGGGTACTATCCCCGGGAGTTTTTATTTATGAATTTCTGAAATTCTGGTAAATACGCCCTTTGGGACAAACTCAAATACGAACCCATCATCATTCGGGTACGGGATTCTGACAAAGTACCATTTTAGCCCGGCGCTGTCTGTTTCTGTGTACTTCATAACCTCTACAACTGCACCTTTTTTCAGCTTCGGAAACAGTTTAGATGGGCTATTTTTGTTTGATTTTGTATAACATTTTGTGTCTTTTTTAATCTGCGCAATGTAGGCTCTTGCGTTCTGCTTTTTGACTACATCAGAGTCCGAAGTTGATGCTGTATTTTTAACTAAACTGTAGTTTGGAGTGCAGAATTTTGTTCCCGGGAGGTTGCTGTTGTAGTAGCTTTTCTGGCACACGCCACCGCCATTTGCGATAATTGTAGAGCCGCCAGAAGTGTTTCCTTCGACTGTCCAGAACCGATCTCCTGACACTTTTATTACGATTCCGGTGTGTGTAAATGTGCCATTTCGATAAAAAATAACAATATCCCCAACTTTTGGATTGCTGTTCAAAGTAAATAAATCCGCCATTGTCGGACAGTATACATAAGGCCAGTGTTTTAAGAGTTCCTTTGCTTTCTCCTGTCCAAAAGCTTTCATGAAGCACCAACTCACAAAGCCGGCACACCATGGCTGTCCTTGATAAGATGGCTTTACATCTCTCCAATATTTTGTATAATTATTTTCCCCGGCGTTTGCTGTCTTGCTGTCAAGCTGGCTATTGCTTGCTTTTTCAAGATATCCAACTTCATTCTTTGCGATCTGGATTAATTTGTCAATTGCGTTCATACCTGTTTCCTCACTTTCTGGAAAATATGTCTTTAATGCATCGTAAACAAACTTCTGTCTGCTCTTATATGCCCCAACTTGGTTCCCTGTATCGGTCTGGCAGGCTGCATAGAGATTATCGAGCACATATGGCTTCTGAGACTTCGCCAGAATCCTCGTTACTGCCCCTAGTCCGCCTTGGTGTCTGAAGTTCACGCACATAGCTTGCCCTCTAGCGTCCGTGACGCCCATTTTAAGGGCTTCTTCTGCATAGGTGGCTAATTGTTCATCCATAAGGCTATCTTGGCATTTAACGCCGATTCTGGACGATATAAGCTGAACGATTAAATTTGCGAACTGACTGTTTCTGGAAATGTTAAAACAAGACCAGTCCGCCTCCTGCACCTGCTCCCAAAACCCGATATTATCCAGTCGGTTCCATGCTTCCGTATCTGCATCATGAATCCGTTTCAAAAGCGTTTGTGCTTCAGTTGCGTACCACTGTCCTGCCCCGATTGTGATTGCGTGTTCTTCAGAAGAATTGGTGTAGGCTTCCGTGAAGTCCGAATAATCCTGCTGTCCATAGACCTGCCCGCCGGTTTCGACCGCATAAATAATCTTTCTCAGGACGTTCTTTTGTTCAGTTGTCATGTTGCCCGCTCCTCTCGCAAAGATTCTTACCTAATTCTGATTATAGCATTTAGCGTTAAGGCATCTCTGTACCAATTTAAAAATCCGACAGGTGATTGCCTGCCGGATAAGGTTAAACAGTGCCCCGTAAAAGGGTATTTTTTTTATTCTATTTTAGACATTTTTTGTTCGACAAAGATTAACTAAAGCCCTCTTTAGTTAATCAATTCGCCATTATTGTAATTGACATTGGATATAACTGACATATCATCAATTATTGATTCATCTCCTGCTGAATCGCACAAATATGTGTAAACATTATCATCTTTTTTATATCCTGACATATAATTCGATGAAAGTTTAACTTTATTGGCATAGCCTTCATTTTCCCCCGTAAACACGCAAACCATTTTACTTGGAGTGTCTTTTCCGAACAAATTATTTAAAATCTGAGTATTATTTATGTATGTCATTCCAGTTGAAATGATTCTATGCCCAATGTGCGATGACACATCGAATACAACATTGTATGTATCTGCGTAGCACTGATCTAAAATAATTGTAGATTCACCAACATATTTACCGCTCGCATTTCTACTTAATAACTTAAACATCACAGAACCCAATATAAATGAGGGTGTAAGAATAAATGGATGAAATTTTTTAATATTACTATAAGACGCAGATAAAACCATTCCATAAGTTACATCAACCATATATATCCCATCGAAATAGCAATCACTTGATGCATTCCAGAAACCAATTGCTTTTTTCTTATTCGCAATCATCTGTGTATCGTAAAACATTATGCCACCGCAATTGTTTTCAATATATATACCAATTTTCGCTAAATGTTTAATTGTAATATTTCTAAATGTTGATTTTTTTAATTCATCCGCATAGACGCAAACACAATTGATTTTCCGAGCATCAATAAAAAGATTTTTTATTTCAAAGTGCATATCATAAAGATTTGTTGATTTAATATACAATACACTAGGAATTTCTTCACCTTCATACAATGCTATGTGTGATGATTCTGCGAAATTGCCATATGCCAAGATTGTTGAACCATTAAAATCAAATTCAGCATTTATAGTTTTGAATGTTCGGACAATATTTTCGCTTTCTCCAGTTGTGTAAGAATTATCAATGCCAATAAGCTCAAGCGTATTTGTGATCATAAATTGGTATGCCTTCTCACATTTTAGGGAAACGCTATTTTCAATGCAAAATTTTAAGCAATTTTGTAAAGCTTCTGTGTCATCGTGTAATCCATCTCCATATGCGCCAAAATCGGCGACTGGTGACACAAAGCCCTTTTTGATTTTTAATGCTTTTTGTAAACTTTTATCATTTAAGAAATAATCATCAATAAATATTTTAATATCAACATTATTCTCATTGGCATTACAATTGGTTGAGCCTGTTATTGTAAATGCAATATATGCCGTATCGTTTTTGAAATCAAACGTGTCCGTTCTACTTTCAATGTTTTCGCTTGATGCAACCCATGATGAGCCTAAATATCTCCCGTTAATATCCCACTCTCTAACACTACATCCATTGTGATTATGCGTTATAATTTCAACGCATTTAAGTAACGACGCTTCAACTTTGTCACTTCGTCTTGTAGATTTCGAATTCACAAATTCGCCAGCACTATTTACATCTCCGTTGTGCCAATTAGAAACAAACTTAAAAAAACCATTAGACTCATAAAATCTAAAATTATCTAAATCTTCCTTTAATGAATTAATCTTTTCGTCATTGCCTTTAAATTGTTCGCGTACAGCTTCGCCTGCACTAGAATAAGTAACTCCATTCGCACCAACTCGAATATCAGCAAGTTCAGCGTCTGCCGTGGTTGAACCATCAGGTAAATTTAATATATTATCAACCCTCTGTTTTAACTGTTTCCCATTGCTGTCAACCTCATTGATAGCCCCCAAAACAGTTTTGTCAGTAGTGTTTAAATTATCAAATCTTCTACCCATTATTTTATTTTCAATAAAATCCGACAACACCGACAAACCAAGACGTTTGTTTGCCTTGCCTGCGGTATCAAGAATCATCATCTCGTCTTTGTCTGCAGGGCTTGTTTTTGTCGTGTAATCTGTCCATTTTGGCATGACTACTTCCTCCTTATACTAAATATTTATCCCTGATATATTTTTTGACTGCATCAAGATGAGACTGTACATCGTCATTCATCACAAGGAAATTGCCTTTATTATTCTGGCTGACAACCTCTCCTGTTTCCTCGTTTACCTCGGAATAGGTGTAAGCAATACGGCTTCCCTCTCCTGTGCTAAGATTCATAAAACTTGTAAGAATTTTCTTCATTATATTTTCCCCATTTCGTCAATAATATTTTCCCTATCATTAAGGAGTTCCTTTTCGTAATCTGGTTCTGATACTTCAAAGCTTTTACTGTAGTCTGGCTCTGGCATGTCTGTATCTATCGCCCTGTCGTAAGCTGTTTCACTCGCATCGGCAAACCGCATATGCTCATAGTCAGCTTGTCGTGCTTTAATTTCGAATGCAAATTTAAGTCCCGGAGTACCTTTAACAATAAAATACGTCTGTTCCTTTTTATCTACCCAACAATCTCCATCTCCTTCCTTTTGCAAGAAAACATAATATTCAATCCCCACATTGGTAGATTCTTGAAAAATGTCGTCTATGTCTATCAGACATGTGCCATCTTCCGATATGGATGCTTCTCCGATGTCTCCAAACATGGGGGATGCCATTTCGTAACAATAAAATGCCTGTGTGCCATAGTCCTTTGTCGAAAGAATCCTTTTCTTTGTTCCGCGCACACTCAAATCTGCAAGGTCAGTGCCCGTTCCGACGCTATAGAAATGTCCACTGGCTTCTACGTGTGTGCCCGCTTTAACTTTTTTTGATGCTGAAACGCTGTCCGCCGAAACACTGGTATTAACCGAGACTGAGCTTGCGTGTACGGTTCCTGTATAAAGATTGATTCCTCTAATTCGCGTTCCATACAATGTGCCGTACCCTGGCACATATACTCCTGTATTCGTCTCTGAATAGATTTCCCCAGCTGAAGCGTCTAGCGTTACTTCTCCATACGTGCCGTTTGCTGAAAGCTTTCTATATCCAACTTCCCATCCTGCCAAGGAACCTGTATCAATATAATCGGCATTAATATATAACTTTTGATTATATAAATAAATTCCTTGAGTCTGACCGTTATTGGTCAATTTGTTAAAAATATCCAACTGGGTCATATCTGACGCGTCTTTGCCATCATCACCTTTTTCTCCATATACACCGATAACATGCGGAGTAGTGTTCACACTCGTTCCGTCCGTGTATGTGGTTGTCTGATAATTCCACAAATATCTTTTAGATGATGTTGGTGTCTGCACGGATTCCGTCCAACCTGATGTGGATGTTGTCACACCTGATGAACTTGAAGAAGCAAGGTAATGTTGTGCAATTACAGATACACCGTTTCCAGTATCGCCTTTTATCTTCGTCCAGCTGTAATCACTTGGATTTGTAGAATCATTCTCTTTAAAATCGGTATACTGCCCGATGTAAGTCTTGCCTGCGCTATCAGACACTGAGAAACCTGTTTTTCCGTCAGAACTGGTCGCATAAGCAATATGGAGATAAGATGTTTGCCCGTTATCTCCATTTGTTCCAGGGATTCCTTGTGCCCCGTCCTTGCCTTCAAATCGACTCCATGTGTATTTGCCAGGGTCGTCGCTATCCGCTTCTGTATAGTCCACATAAGTGCCAATATAGGTACTTGGCGTTTCACTCATCTGACTGGAAGAAGTCGGGTTTGCAACAGAACTATATTTGATATGAAAATAAGATGTCTTTCCGTCCTGACCGTCTTTTCCGCTTATTCCGTCTTTTCCATTTATTCCCTGAATACCCTGTAATCCCTGAATACCCTGTTTCTGTTTTGCAATTGCAAACTGCTTCTCAACAGAGAGATTATTATAAGAAACTGACACCGTAATAATTCCTGTATCAGATGAAAGTGCCGTTACTGTATATGTTGCTCCTGATTTTGAACCCGTAACCCCGCTTCCGGCAGTAAACGTTATAGTTGCGCTGTTTGTAACATTCTCATCGCCATACAACGCCGTCACCGTCGTTTTGCACTCAGGGAATGCTGTGTAATTGCCTTCCGCATCCGTTGGAATACCCTGATACTCATTCGATAATGTTACATTTAGAGTCTTATATTTCTTCGCTTCTTCCGTAGCTGCATCCGTGGCAATATCGGATACGCTCTTGCCCTGCAAAGAAAATTCGGTGGCAAGAATATGAACTTTCCCGTTATCATCAATGTATAAGGTTGTTTGGTTGTCCTTATCAATAACCTTAATCCCTTTTGCATTGATAAATTTGCCTGCCAAAACGCCTGCAAGGATGTAATTTGCATTTATATACAGTTTCTTGTCCTGTATATAAATTCCCTGATCTTCGCCACCGTTTGTTAGCTTATTAAAGACTTCATTCTGTCCAAGACTTGTGTCATACTCTTTGACTGCATTATCAATATCGGTTTTGTCCACATATTTGAAATCAATCCAGTCAGTATCGGTAAATGCACCATCCGACCGACTTCTAACCGCTGTTTTAATAGAAGCTTCGCCGTCTGCTTTTGATGTGACCCAGAAATCCCCCATGTTGTATGGTGGCTTAGGCTGTTCAAAATAAACTGCCGCTTTCCCATCAATCTTATCAAACAGATAATCTGGGACTTTCTGTTCGACCCATTCATTTCCGTCCCACCGCCAGCGCGTGTTAGCGTTATTGGCGGTATTCTGCCAAAGGTCTCCTTTGTGGATATATTTACCTTTTTCCCAAACAATTAAAATCTCATTTCCGCCTACGTCCAGAATGGAATTGCCATCAACATCTGTCCACGGAATCTCTTCTGTTTCTGTCCATTCAAGCGCCGGGTCTGTATCCTGGCTCCAGGTCTGAATCTTGCCATCAAGTTGCTCTTGGAGGCTTTCAATCGTATCAGCAAAAACGCCCTTGATAAAGGCTGTAACTGCTGAATCATCTGTATACTTAGATGCTCTCACCCAGTCATCGGCGTCATAGCTTGCGCCCTCTGCCTTTGCCTTTTGACACTTAAGAATGTCCCCTGCCTTTCCCTGAACCCATAGATCGTCAATATCGTAAGGTGGCACCGGCTCTACTCCGAATATTCTCTTCTTTGCGTTTGCTGTGTTTTGTGCCTGCGCCGCATCAGCCAGAGCTTTGACCACCGCAGTATCTTTTACATAATCCCACCTGTATTCACCGTTAATCTTTGCATATCTGTAAGCCTGTCCACCATATTCTTCGTTGTTTACGATGTAAAACAGGTCACCTAAGTGTTTCTCTTTGGTTGTATCATCTGCCCAAGTGGATGCCGGTTCATTGTTACCATCAGGAACATAGTCTCCAAAGAATGCTTCTATCTGCCCGTCAATCTGCTCCTGAAGAACCTTAATCTGTGGAGAATACACCTCTGTAATGAATTTCTCAACTTCAGCATTTGCCACGTTCTCAGGTGTTTTTCCTTTGATTGTGAGTTCTGTAGCATTAAGATTGACAGCCCCTGTCTCTGCGTCAATGCGGAACGTAATGTTGCCGTCATTGTCTTTTGCCGTGAACCCCCTAGTGTTGATCCAGTCAGACTGAATGCCGATAGCATACAGAATGTTCAGCACTGCATCACCGTTGCTGTCAAATCCGGCTTTCCAAGTCCGGCCTCCGTCTACTGACAAGAAGAATCCATCAACACCCGTCTTGTAGATTACTTTAGAATCAGCAAGCGTAGGTTTGTCGTGACGATATGATACCGTCGAGCCGTCTGCCTGAATTTCTTCCGTATAATAAAACCCAAGGGTGTTAGCCGCCAGTTCGTTCATCTGCTTTAATTTTGCATCATAGGCAGTAATCTTTTTCTCAGAATCTTTCTTTATGTTGTCAACCTCTACCTGCATACTGTCGGGATAATCTGCGTCAATATCTTCCATGCTCTTTGCATTACAAGAGAAGCTTGTACTGCCAGAGAATGCGAAGTCTACATCTGTCAGATATGAATAGTAAATATTGCCTTTAATGTCGGAAAATGTAATTCTATCTCCAAATGTGGCGTATCCGATTGCTATGCTGTCACAAGAGAATGGTCTTAATCTCATACCAACAAGTTCTTTTCCGATCAGGTCAACACCCGTCTGTTCATTGCCACTCAGAAGCTTGTTGTCAATCGTGATGACATATCCGTCTGTACCGTACTTGTATTCCGTCTCATTATCTGTATACTTGACCCCAGTAACAACTACATCGTCAACATCATAGGTAAGGTTATTGATAAAATTTGGCTTAAATCCTTTTCGCTCGAGAATTGTCTCAATCTCGTTGCTATCAATGTCAAGAATAGTGTTTCCGTTAATGTCATACCATGGAATTGTTTCCAAGGTTATGGTATCAACACCATCGTCAAAAGTGATAATTCGCAAATTATCGTTCTCGTCAATGCGAGCGTTACCACCTGCCAAAGCTGCAACCATACCGATTACTGCTCTAAAAGTGGTGTTCTCCGGTTTCTTCTGCACCTGATAGTCTGCGTTTTTAAATGTTGCGTCACCTAACACAATCCCGGTCTGCTGACAGGCATCTTCTAAAACCTCTCTGACAGAGCATGGGAAAACAAGGTTTGTATTGTATCCTGTCTCTGCCTTACTCATATAGTCCAGCAAAGTGAGATTAATCTCATCGGACGTGGCGGGTTTTTTTGATACGATGAATGTGCCGCGGCGAATAGTCTCCAATCTATCAGACAGCTGCAAATTTAAAAATAGAGTGAACTGTGCTCCGGCAAAGTTGTAGTCAGAGAACCTATCATCATCATTGACCAGTGCCAATGTTGCTGTTTTCTCAATTGCTACACCAACAGGGAAATCCCCGGAATCAGAAGAATCTACGATTCCGTTTCCGTCAAGGTAGAAATCTTCTTTTCCCAGGCTTAAAATTGTCCCATCACGCAGCACCGCATTCGCCGTAACATAATAGTTGCTATTTAAGAGAGATTCCGTCTTTAACTGATTTGTAACATTAATCATACCGGTCGAATACTCCTTACATTAATAGACAAATCTGTCCACTTTTCTTCCCCATCTTTCAGAGTTTGCGCAGCCATATTGAAATTAGATGCATAGAACGTCTTGTCAATCCATTCGCCGGGCGTCCGAGGATCTTTATGATGAAAAGTGAACTGGCTTTTATTAATCATAGAGTTGAGAATCGTTGCAATCTCGTCCCATTTAAGTTCGCCCCATTCCATGTCATATCCGGCAATGGTTCCCATTGGTGTGTTGTGCATAACTAAATCCTGACTCCTTTTGGAACTTTCCGTTGATGTAGTTGCGAACACTGGCTTGTATGTGTCAGGGGCCTTTATAATGACCCCATCAATCTTAAACTGTTCCTGTGCCATTTACACACCTCCTAACAAGAATGGATTCTGACCGCCATTTCTGCGTCTCCTAAGCTCTGCTTCATCAATGATAATGTCTAATAGTTTTCTGCCAGATGCATTGACTGTGACATTGTAAGTATTTCCGTCTCCCTGTCTTTTCCCTGACTCTTCCCGGACGATCTGACGCAACAGGCTTTCCGGCGCTTCCAGGTTATTTCCTTTCTTTTGATCGCCTAATACTGCAAGGAATTCTGACCTTGGTGGAATAACTGCACCACTGGCCAGATACGGGATAGTTCCGATGCGCGGAAATGTTGCATGAAATCCGATAGTCTTTGAGCCAAACGGTGTTGGAACAGTCCAGGGTCCAAAGGAAAATGCAGATTCAATTCCGCCAATTGCATTATTAATCATCCCAACTGCATTATTAACAATGCTGATTGCCTGATTAATCGGCCTTTTAATAAAGTCCACGATACCTTCAAATGCTGATTTGACCGCATCCCTGGCAGCATTAAACTTATTAGTGATAGCATTTTTTATCGCTTCTACTTTATTAGAAACAAATGTAGTTACGTTTTCCCATACTTGAGATGTTTTATTCTTTACGCTATCCCACACGCTCGCAACTTTTGTTTTAATTGCATTAAATACTGTACTGGCTGTGGATTTAAGAGAGTTCCAAAGGCCAGAAAGTGTCTTTTTGATTGCGTTCCAGATTGTTGAAGTTAATGCTTTAATCGCATTCCAAACAGTGCTGATGATGCTCTTTATTATGTTCAACGCGCCTTTTGTTACGGTTTTAATTATCTCCCACGCACCCGACACAACATCTTTGATAAAATTCCATGTTCCATCCGCAATCTCTTTTATTCCCTGCCAAGCCAGTTCCCAGTCTCCCGTGAAAACGCCGACAAGAAAATCAATGATTCCGCTCAGTGTATCTGCTACATCACCAATTATTTTAATCAATGATTTTATAACTTTTATTGCTGTGGTCCCTACAACATCAATTATCTTTGCCACAACCGGAAGCAAATTTGCGATTATCCAGTTAATTAAAGGCACTAATACCGACTCCCATAGAAGTTTCAGAGAATCAATGAGTTTTCCGAGGAATGTTTCTATTTTTAAAATTGCGTCCCCTAATGGTCCCTCTAACAGCCCTTTGAGCTGTTCTGCCAGTCCTTGTAGCACTGGAAGAATATATGTATTATATCCGGTTATCAGAGTTCCAAATATGCTTGATAATCCATCTGCTATAGAATCAAAGAACGGTTTTACATGTTCATCATATAACCTCGATATTGCGTCACTAAGGTTTTGAACAACTGTTAAGGCCCCACTCGTTACGGTTTCTATTACTCCGAGGCTGCCTTCAATCGCTGACTTCAAAATATCCTTGTTCTCGATAAAAGGCTGCGCAATCATGTTTAGGATATCTCTGCCAAGTTTTGCAGCCGTTTCTGTAAGAACCATTCCGATTTCAGCAAAGATTCCGATTAAATCCGCTGTAATCTGCTGTGCGGTTTCTCCACCAAAAACTGAGAAAACATCAGCGAAAGCAACTGCAAGATTTCCTGCGATTTGTGAAATTTCGGCACCGATGTTGAACATATCTATCAGATAGTTCTTTATTCTTTGCGTGTTCTGCTTTAAAAACTTTTCAATTCCGCCTATAATGTTTTGCGCAATTGTTAATCCGATTCTGGCAAACGAGCCGGCAATTTGTCCAATTGCATATGCATATGAATCAAAAAAATTATTTGCTGCTTTGGTAACTTTCGGATCAGTGAAGATATCCTTTAAAGATTTCCATATGGAATCAAGATCCTTTTTTATTCCGTCAAAAATCGGCTCGTAGTCTCCTAACCCATCCCAGAATCCTTTTGCGATTAACTTGGCCAGCTGTTTAAATCTGTCGATTATCTTTTTTAGCGGTTTTGACATTTTATCAAGAACCGTCTCGCCCTCTGCCACTTTTCCGTAATCAACATTTTGTACAGCATCCTTCATCTGATCTGGAAGTCCGCCAGTTGCGCCCGGCACTTTTGATGATGAACCCGTACTTTTGTTCGTTGAATAATTATTTATTTCGTCCAAAGGGCTAAGATATCCCTTTGCGGCCTTAGTGGCTTTCTTAGTTGCATCCGCTGTATTATTTGTCGCATCTGCCAGTTTTTCAGCATTATCGGCAGCTTCTCCGTATTGATCGGCTGTGTCGGCTATTGCATCCGTTCCGGCAAGACCTGCGCCACTCGCACCTGTTTGACCTGATGACTTCTTTCCGGTAATCAATTCCGTAAATGACTTAAAAGCATTTGCCAGAGTTGCAAGCTTTCCAAGCAAGATATTGATAACTTTCAGAACAGGAGTAAAGAGGTTGATTAATCCCTGTCCGACTGTTGCTTTGAGAGATTGCAGCTGTAACTGCATCACTCGCACCTGGTTCGCCCAACTGTCAGATGTTCGGATGAAATCGCCAGATGCGGCAGACAACTGTTTCTGTACAAAAGCCAGACGAAGAGCCACTTTCTCCTGCTCTGTCATTTCAGATGTAGTCTTGCCATAGCCATTAGCCAGTGCGTACTGGTCAAGTGCCGACTGGGTCATTACCACGCCGAGGTCCTTGAGCGTTTCTGTTTCACCTGTAAAGACTGATTTCAGCTTAATATAAGCCAAGTCTTGACTGATATTATAGAATGATGCTACATCGCCAGTCAGCTGTGTCAGAGCTGTTGACATGTCATAAGCCTGCGACTCTGAGAATCCGAACGACTTAGACATTGCCCCGAACGTACCGACATACCTTTTTGCCATTGTCTCTGACAGTCCGGCTGAAGTCATAGCGTTCTTTGCAAATTCATTTACTTTGTCTGACATGGTTGTAAATGTAACATCAACCACGTTCTGCACTTCTGCCAGATTAGAACCAAGTTCTATGCACTCTTTCCCAAACTGGGACAGTTTCCCAATCGCGAACGCTCCGCCAATCAGTACGCCTATTTTTTTTACTGCGCTGCCAAGTCCATTAAATGACTGTTTGATTGCTGACACGCCGTTCTGGACACCGGTTGTATCCATTCTGGTATCAATAATGACTGAGCCATCAGCAGCCATGTGTCCACCTCCTAACTATTTGAGGTTCAACATCTCATTCAGCTTATCTTTATAAGCTTGCTCCTCGTCGCTGAGACGTGTTTTTATATCAATAATATTCTTGTTCTCTTGATAGAATTTCTTCTCCCATTTATCGAGCTTTTCGCCCTTTACCTTTTTTGAACGAATTCCAACTACGGTATTAAAAAGACATTCGCCAGATTCCATGAAGTACCCGAAGAACGTCCACCAGTGCATATAAGGTATGGATCTGATTTCTTTACCGGCAACCTTGTTTACTGCCGGAACGATCATGTCTCCGTCCTGTTCCCAGTCCATCAAACGGGGTTTTGGCCTGCTCGGGTTGTCATCAGCCTGTCCGCAGTCAATAAATTCACACGCTTTCTGACAGGCTTCAGATAAGTGCTCTGGCGGTATACTCTGCCAATCCTCGAACAGAATCTGCAACATAACAACTGCTTTTGCCTGCTCATCCAGTTCCGGGTCGTTCATAGCAATGAGAATGTCAATGATTGCTCGAAAATCCGTTCTGATAGAAAAATCCACCCCACTGATATTTAGTGAGGTGGGTAACTCATAGGCGGTCATTTTGTGTATTTCTCCGTATACTTATTGACCGCTTCCTGCATTTTTTTCTTTCTCTTTTCAATTTCCGGAGTAAGTGCTTCATTGAT